TCCGAGCGGCGCACCCCAATCGGCGGTCTGTTGAGCGCCGGTGTAGACCGCGCTGGTAGTGGTCGTACTGAGGACCCGCTTCACGGTAACGCCATCGAGGATCACGACCTCATAGGCCTCCAGCTCCTCGGCCATCGGCACCTCGACCGCGCCCCAGCTGTCGGCCGACAGCGCGCGTGACCGGCGCGTCCAACGGATGGTCAGATCGCCGGACGTGCGCGGCCTGCGCCAAGGCTGCTCGACATGGGCGACGGAGAACGGACGGAGCCCGATGCCCGCAGGCGTGAAGGCCTGTGCGACATAGGTCTCGTCGCTGACCGCACGGCTCGCCGGGCCGATGCGCCAGTTCCACGGGATGCCGAGATCGGCCTCGGCGATCGGCAGGGACGCGAGCGACGCGTCCAGCACCACGACCCGCGCGCCAGCGGGCGCCGGATTTCCCATGGCGCTCTCGGTGCCGCGCTGGCCGCGCAGCAGGCGCGTCAGCCGATACCGGCCGGGCGCCAGCAGCTCGGCCGCGCCCGCCTGCACGATCTCCCAGACGCCCGACGTGGTTTCGATCGCCAGCGCGTTGGCCCCGCCGAACAGCGTCAGATCTGTGACACTCTCCAGCGTTCCGGTCAGCAGATCGACCACCAGCGCATTGCCGAGATCGAAGCGCGACGTCGGCCCCGCGTAGAGGTCCGAGACCAGCGCCCCGATCCGGGCGCGGCTGCCAAACGTGGTCAGCAACTCGAAGCCATCGGTCGCAGGGCTGCGAAACACCGCCATCTCGCCCGGCCAGGGAACCGCATGCGCCGCAACCAGCGGCCGATGCGCGGGCTGGTCCTCGGTCAGTTGCGGCAGGTCCATCAGCACCGCGTCCGGCGCGCCGAACACCACGGCGCGCGTCAGCGACGCCGCGCGGGGATCGCCGGGCGGCAGATCGTAGGTCGCGCGGTCCTGGCGGACGGCCTCGATGCCGCGCGCCCCGGCGTCGGCGATGGAGACGAGCCGCAGATCGACCAGCCGCCCGTCATGCGCGAGCCGGATCGCGTCGGCCGGATCGAGCGCGAGCCGCGAGGGCGGCAGTCGGAATGCCGCCGTCTCGCGCCCTACCCATGCCTCCATCAGCGCGCGGCGGCAGCGCCGTTCGGCCTCCTCGGGCGGCACGGCCATCGGGAAGGACTCCGAGGCAGTCCGCGTCGTGTCCACGGTGATGCGCCGCGCCTCGACGAGGGCCGCGTCGTAATCCTCGTCGGCCCGCGCGACCTGCCACTTCAGCGCCTGCGGCAGCTCGGTCTCCTGGCCGCGCGTCAGCTCCAGCACGTCGCCCTCGCGAGGGGCCACAAGATCGTCGGGCGCGAGGGTCATGACCGAGGCGCGGCCGCGCATGAGGAAGCGGATCACCCCCTCGGTCTCGACGGCGTCGAATCCGAAGTGGCGCGACAGCGTTGTGATCGAGGCGCGCGGGCTTTCCAGCGCGGTGATGGCGTAGCCCTCCACCGCGCCCCAGAGACCGGTGACGTCGATGCGATCCTCGGGCAGCCCGGCGCGCAGGCAGAGGTGCCGGACGAGTGCTGCCAACGACACCGCGCCAAGCCGCCCGGTCAGCCAGTGGCCGAGCCGCCAGTTCGCCCCGTCCGTCCAGACGTCGGTCAGCGCTGGAAAAAACGGATAGGGCCGCGCGTCCCAGGTCCAGGCGGCGCATTCGGGAACGTGCACCATTCGGCCGCTGTAGACCGACGACACCGGGTTGTTCGCGACCTCGCCCCACCAGAGATATGTCGCTTCGAGATAGGCGCGCTGGATGGCGTCGTCGCGCCAGCCCCGCGAGAAGTGCGGCGTGAAGCTCTCCGACGACTTCGGATCGAAGAAGACGTTGGGCTGGTTGGTGCCCCGGTCGATGGCGGGACAGCCGAGCTCGGTGAACCAGATCGGCTTCGACTGCGGCGCCCATGCCGTCGGCGTCCCGCTCTCCACCCCACCGGGGCGGTCGTAGTGCGCGTTCGACCACCAGGCGCGCGGATCCTTGTAGCGGAACACCCATGGCTTGGCGGCGGCACCGTCCGTGATGGGGGTCCGTACCTGCGCCGAGCGATCCGCCGCGCTGGCATAGAACCAGTCGAAGCCCTCGCCGCCCGCGATGTTTCCCTGCAGGTAGGCGCGGTCGTAGATCGCGGGCCAGCCCTCGGCCGCGTCCGCATGCTCGAACCCGTCGCGCCAGTCCGACAGCGGCATGTAGTTGTCGATCCCGACGAAATCGATCTCCGGATCGGCCCAGAGCGGATCGAGGTGGAAGAACACGTCGCCGCTGCCGTCGCCTGGCTGGTGTCCGAAGTATTCCGACCAGTCGGCAGCATAGCCGAGGCTCACACCCGACCCGAGGATCGAGCGCACATCCCCTAGCAGGTCCCGATATGCCTGCACGGCCGGATAGGTGGCCGCGCCCCGAGCCGGATCGTCGTGAGCCCCGGCATCTCGGTGCCGATCAGGAAGGCGTCGACCCCGCCCGCCGCCGCGCAGAGATGGGCGTAGTGCAGCACCATGCGGCGCAGGCCCCAGTCGCCCGCAGGCCCAATCCACGAAACCGTCTGACCCGAGACGTTGAAGCTCGCGGGCGTGGCCGTGCCGAACAGCGCCGCGACCTGCGTGGCGGCCATGGCGGTCTTGTCCACCGTCCCTGACAAAACCCGCCGCAGGGGAACAGGTGACTCCGCCCCCGCCATGGGAATACGGGCTGCCCCGTCTCGGCGGCGTTGTCGCTGTAGGGGTTTGGAAGGGTGTTGTCCGGCGGCACGTCCATCAGGATGAACGGGTAGAAGGTCACGCGCAGCCCGCGCGCCTTCATTTCCTGGATCGCCTGCACCACGGCGAAGTCGGACGGCGTGCCGCCATAGACGGGACGGTCCTCTGCATCCCGGCTGACCAGGAAGGCGCTGGCGCGACTCACTCCATTCACCGACCAGCTGGCGGGCGTGGTCGACTTGGCCGACACCTCGACGCCCGGCCGCACCTTGCAGGAGCCCGCGCGCAGATCGTCGCCGAACCACGCCACGACGAGGCTGACGCTCTCGACCGCCGGGGCCATCGCCTGCAGCCGGTCCAGCGACTCCACCATATCGGTGGAGTCGGCCAGCGCGTTCAGGTTCTCGGGCACCGTCGTGCCGCCATCGGTCTTGCGGATCGCCTGCGTCGCGTACGTGAACTCGCCCGAGGCGGGGATCATGGTGACGGCGCGGGTCAGCCCCTCGGCGGTGTCGGGATCGGCCAGCGGGCGGAACACCTCGAAGGAGAGCTGCGGCAGGCGGTTGCCGTAGGTCGAGAGCGCCAGTTCCTCGAAGACCACATAGGCGGTGCCGCGATAGGCGGGGGTGTTGGCCGCGCCCATCTTCGCCGCGATGAACGGATCAGGGCTCTGCGTCTCGTCTCCGGGATACCAGCGCCAGGTGACGCCGGTGAGCTCCATCGGCTTGCCGTCGGCCCAGATGCGCCCGATGCCGGTGATCGGGCCTTCGCACAGCGCCACGGCGAAGCTGGCGTAGTAGAGATACTCGGTGGTCTTGACCTTGCCGCCACCCCCGCCGCCCTTGCCGCCACCCTGCGTGGTCGTCTTGGTCTCCTCGCGGAAATCGGTCGCCCAGACAATGTTGCCACCGATCCGCATGCGGCCATAGATGCGCGGGATCACTGCCCCTTCGGTGGCTGAGGTGATGCGCAGATTGTCCAGCCGCGCGCCTTCGATCCGCTGAGTGGGCGCGAGTGAGGAGATGATCCAGCTGTCCACGACCGAGCCGATGGTGGAGCCTATGAAGCCGCCGATCGTGGCAGCGCTGACGCCGAGGATCGCGCCGCCAATGCTGCCGCCAATGGCGGCACCTGCGGCACCGAGAACGAGGGTGGCCATGCGATAATCTCAGCGTTGTGGGAACAGGAAGGCGAAGGCGATGCGCCGCCGCCAGGCGGGCGTCAGCTGTTCCTCGATCACGCCGAGCCGCTCGTAGGCGTGCAGGAAGGTATCGGGCCCGGTCAGGATCCCGACATGCTTGGCGATGGCGCGAGGCGTCATGCGGAACAGGACCAGCGCACCGGGAGCAGCTGCGGCCGGTTCCACTTCGATCATCATGCGCCGTGCGCCCTCTGCCAGCACTTCGCGCGGGCCGGTCTCGCCCCAATCCCGGCTGTAGGGTGGGATGGGGAACGGCTCGGGGCCAACCACCTCGCGCCAGACGCCCCGCGCCAGCCCGAGGCAGTCGCAGCCAACGCCCCGCAGGCTGGCCTGATCGTGATACGGCGTCCCGAGCCAGGATCGCGCGATGGCGATGACACGCGTGGGGTTGGCACCGGAAACGGCATTACTCACAGCACACCACCCTCGTGCCCACCATCCTTTGTGGCGTAGCGAAGCACGGCATCCTGGCCGGGGATGTGCGGGAAGCCACGAAAGTTGACGGTATTGGCGAACTTCACCCCGCAGGTCTCCAGGCGCTTGTCGCACCCCGCGCGGACAATGAAGGCGTCACTTTCGGCGATGGATCGTACCGGAGATTCGAGCAGTGTCAGCACCGCGATGCCGTCAGTCACGTCATGCGCGATGATCTCGGCGCGCCGCCCGGCATTGGTCCCGCTGGTCCATTCGACGGTACCGAAGGTGAACCAGCCGGAGGAGAAGCCGCCGAGACCCGAGGCGGAGAACGCCCGATCCCGCAGAAGGGCGAGCACGGTGCCCGAACCTTTGAATGCCGGGTTCTCCAGATCGACGCCGCAGTGCGTATCCCCGAGCCCGGCTTCGCAGGTCGCCTGAAAGTTCGCCGACCGTTTGGCCCAGCACATGCGCGAGGCTGCGGACCTCGGCCACGAAGCCAGCCGCCCGCGCCGGATCTGGCCAATGGCGCCGCGCCGCATCAGGACGCGCTGGCTGGTCTCGGCCCAGGTTTACCCGCCAGACCTCGACCTCGGCGTTG